TTGAACTTCAACAATTGCTGAACCGCCGTTGCCGAAAAATTCCTCACCCCAAACACCATCAATCTTGGTTTTTACTGCTACTTCAGCAAAAGCCATAATGGTTCCATCTGGCGCGGTTTCAGACCATAAACGTACATGTCTATAAGTCCAGCCATGACCAACAGGACCAAAGGCCTGAGTCATAGCCATTAATCGCCATTGAGGGTTAATATCTGATTTACCTTTTAAATAACCAAACTCAATTTTTTTAAGAAAATTGGTAGGCGTTTGCTTAACTGCATTCCAGATATGTAAGTTGTCTTTTGAGTTTTCAGTTGTCATTTTTCTTATCCTCATCTAGAGCCGGTGAAGCCGCGTTTTTGCTTGTAAGCCTTGCGGTCATAAGTAGGGATATTTGTTTCACGCAGTTTTATAGCGAGCTGCTTTCTGCGTTGAAAATCGATTTCTTGTGTGAGTTCATTCCAAACTTTTGGATATTCAGTTTGGAACCTGAACACATTTAAAGGCGTCTTAAATCCGTCTTTAACTTTGTAAAGAACTGAGCCATTAGCATTAGATGCGTACACTTGCCAGCCAATACGAACAGAGTAGAGGCCCTTATCATCACGGCCTAAAAATGACTTGTAGCCGTCGGGGTGCTTTTTGAAATGAGTCATCTTTAAGCCTCCACCAACTTGTTACGTTCGATGAAGCCTTTTAGAAGGTCATTGATGTTGCGGATGTCTTCAAATTCGGTGAAATCGTTATATGACTTACCGTTAATGTCAGTAATTTCATTTACCGTGAGTTGAGTAATATCAACAGCGGTAAATTCAGAACCCGGAACGCCGTAACTGTCTGGATGAGCTTCAAAATCAAAGCTAACGTTTAAACGGAAGCTATCTAATTTGATTACGGCAACGCCAGAATGTTTACCTGTGATTTTTGCGGTTAAAACACCGTAAGTACTTGGTTGAGTCTTAGGGGTAAATAGAGAAGGGGCTTCTTTTGTTTGGAAAGCTGGTTGCAATTGGCAAGCAACTAAAGAACCACCAGAGATTGCAAGAGCAGCCATGCTGACAAATGCAAATGAGTTGAAAGGAGGAGCTTTTACGTTCATAATTGATCTCGCATATAGCAAAGCACATCGGACCTGGGGAGGGCGGTGTGCTTTTTTGTTATCTGGTGAAAATTATTAAACCTTAGATTTAATTTTGATGCAATAGATATTTAAACCTAAGATTGAATTTATTTTAAATTTTAGATTTAATAGACAAAAGAAAACCCACCGTGGTGGTGGGTTGGTCGCTGATTTAACCTGACAAAGGTATTTTTATGAAATTAGATCAGATACTAAATATGCAAATGTTTATTAGCATGGTAACAATACTTGTGAATATTGCCATTTGGTTCACATTTTAAAGAGAGTTCTTATGTGTGAAATAAAGTTGACGAGAGCTGGTCTGTTAATTAGCTTAATACCTCTAATCACCTCAATTGCTTTACTTGTTAAGAGGGTGCTACTGGTGGATATGTCATGAAAATCAAAAACAAACGTATAGTAAATTTTGTGCTTAGTTTTATCTCAATGTGCTCTGTTATCGTTACTCTCATTTTAGTATTGCAACAACACCAGTGACTGCAGCAATTAAGGCCAGCAGCACCCCAACATAAGCAGTCCAATGCGGTTTGCTGGATTTTTTAATCTGTCTTGATGTCAATTCATAGCTTATAGCTTGTAGAAGTGGTGCTGGGATAATTCCGCTTCGGCCTTCACCGCTTAAAAGCATCATTAACTCGTCATCTGAAAGTTGCTTGATTTCTTCTAGCGTTAATTTAACTTTGGGAGGCCTATATTTTTTAGCGGAATCAGGAATAACTACTTTAGGTATCTTATACATATATTCTCTACCGATATGGTTTAAAGCACTGTGTCGGGTCACGGTTTCAATTAAACAAAAAGCTGAATCCGCTTAAATTCTTTATTAGCCTCAATATGACTTCTATAAAATTTATCTTTATCTTCTGAATCAACAAACTCTTTGAATGTGGTTGCTTCAAGAAGTCTGTAAATAAACCTTTCACCTGTTCTAAGCACTACCGTCAACAAGAAGTGTTGATAAAGAACATGGCTGATATTACGGGAGTTAACTTCAATTTTTTGCATATTGTGGATTCCACTTCATTTCCTAATATTCCTCCAACCCTAAACTAATCTTTTTTATTAAATTTCCTGCTGCCCTGAAAACTCAATTCTTGAAATGAAATCAATAGGCAAGGCCAGCTTTTCACCAACAATAGTTTCGAAGTGAATCCATATACCTGCAGCTTCATTTTCAAAATTCACACTGATTATCTTTACTAAGTTGTAAGGCTCCGCAGCCCCCATCATGATGATATTGAAGCGGTGATCTTCACGAACATAAGAAATAAGCATCTGATGAATTGCCATTTGTTCAGTGCTTGTTAGATGCCTGTATTCGTAAAGTTCTGGTGGCATATATTTTTTATTCATTACGAATCTTACCTCATCAACTTCTTCTTATTTACCTTTTCAAGTGCTGTACTTTTCTAGAAAATCATCAACCCAGCCTTGCGCTTGCTCCAAATTACTTATATCTGATAGTTTTAAATTAGTACCTTCAGCTTCATTAAATCCTTCGATTATAGCCTCAAAGATATTTGCTTCATTAATGACCTCACATGCCATTTCAGTAGCGTCATAACTTTGCTTGGCTTTTTTAAGTGAGGCTATTTGTTTTTCAATACCTTCGCCAATTTTACCTAATGCTAATTTGAACTCTTGGCGATTAATCGTTAGCGCAGTTTTGGATTTATTAAGTGTTGCGATCATAATACCCTCTTTTCTTTAAAAATTAATTACTTAGCTCGCCTAAATTTCACCATCATAAGAATGAGAAACATATTTACCAATGATGCCAATATGCTCCAAGTCTTGCGGCTCAACGATCTCTCTTTCATAGCTAGGATTATCACTATCAATAATCAAGGCTCCGTCATATCTACGAGATAATCTTTTGATTTTTAGTTCATCACCATACCTGATTGCATACACCTTTCTGTTCTGAACTTGCTCTAGTCTATTAACAGACTTGTCGATAATTACAACGCTGCCGCTTGGTATCCTTGGTTCCATACTGTCACCATCAACATCCACTTCTACAAGATTTTTAGGTGAAACTTTTTTCTTATGAAACCACTCCATGCGTTGTGCGCATCCCGTCATCCTGGTTGTTGGCTCAAATTCAACCAGTCGGCCATTACCTGCGGAAAACTTGACGTCTACATGCGGAATAATCATAAAAGAATTAGGATCGAGGTCATCCGGTGCTTCCCATGCCATAACTGGCCTATATGCATCAGCATTCTCAGGATTGTCAGCCAACTCGATCATTGATCCAGAACCATCTAGCAACCATCCGGCACTTACTCCAGTTAAAGCCGCTAGCTCTTTCAGGGTTTCCTTACCAATTTTCCCCTTTTTCCAGTTAGATGCAGCTTGAGCTGATAGTCCCAATTTGAGAGATGCTGCTGACCATTTTAGATTTGCATAATCAAGTGCTGCTTGGATGCGTTCAGCTATAGATTCCATAATCATTAATAAAATAAACCTTTGGTTTAAAATTCTATTGGAAATTTAAAAAAATAGAAGCAATCATGGATTGTATTAAAATTAAACCTATGATTTAATTTTGGTGAAATCAATTAAAAGGGAGATTTAACTTTGAATCCCATTAAATATGCTTTTGATGCTGTTGGTGGTCGATCTAAAGCAGCAGCGTTACTAAACCGTACATACATGGCCATGAGCAAGATGGAAAAACGAGGGGTATTACCAAGAACTGAATATACGGGCGAAACCAAATATGCCCAGATACTTGCAATTAATAGCGGTGGAAAGTTTACGGCTGAATGGCTACTTGAGAATGCTAAGCCAGAGTCGTCTATAGCATAACTGACCTCATGAACAAATATCAGTTTAGGAACAACCATGACCAAACAAAAGCCAAGTGCAAAAAAGACGGTGTGCATGCCGACACATTTATCTGAGCCTGTAGCTGAGCATGTGGCAAGGGAAGCATATGAACGAGGCTGGTCTAACAGCCAGTATTTAAGATGGTTAGCCATTCTGGATATGAAGCGTTGTGAAGATGACAAGAATCTTATGTCACAGGTATCTGGAATACCCAGAGAACGTTTTGATTTATATGAACAAAGAAAACAATCCGTTCGGAGAGAACGCAATAAAAAAGCCTGATGGTCAAGATCAGGCTTCTTAATTCACAAATTTAGGAACCCATGAATATGCAAACTAATTTATCAAATCAAACGTCCAAACACAACTTACAAGAGTTTTTAGTGGGTGATGTAGTGGTACTTACTGAAGAGTGCCGTAGTTTTAAATCAAATGATTTGTTTGAAGTTAAAAACAAAACTTTGACTAGGTTGTGGACTATCAAATCGGAGAATCATTTGATTCTGGTTTCATCAAAAGAAATCCGTACAGCAACAGTAGCAGAGCTCAACGCTAAACGCCGCCTAACAAAAGCTGAGCAAGCATTAGCGGAGGTGTCATGAACAGCTTTACACACCAAATCAAAGATTCTCGCCAGCAAAGTGAAATCCAATCTTTTTATGAGCCTGCATTGCGAGTACTTGGCCACCTATTTGAGGTGAAAAAGCAAAATTTACGCAACAAGGGGTATGACGAAAATAATGCTGCGGTTACGAAGGTTGAGTTTTCAGAAGCCATGGCTCGTCAATTTCGCATAACGCAGTGGTTGGCACAGCAGATTGTAACCAGCTTAACCAAGGCGTGTTTGGTTGATTCTTTTGGAGGCTATGTTAAGCCAAAGGGTGGTGAAAAGTGAGATATGCAGCAAGAAGAAAACAGGATATTTCCGTTTCCACCACACCGCTAGAGGTGGTAATTCCACTGGAACAACCAGTAAAGATCTATTCGGCTAAAGAATTAGCAGCTATGCCACTTTCAGTTATGAATGCCGCAATTGAGGCTCAGGAAAGATTTTATCAACTTGAAGAATTAACCCATATGGGGGGGCAGGCTATAGCAGTTCGCCGTCTCATGGAGGATGGGCACAAACTAATTCAGGTGAAAGAAAAGTCTCGTATTCGCTACAAAATCAACAACGAATTTATTCCTCCAAGAATTATTCGTCAGTTGGAAATGCGCGGTCTTGTAAAATTAGGAGCAGTCACTGATGTATAAATATCTCCACCATATCAGCGACTTTATGGTTGCTACAGCGCACCTTAGCCCAGTTGAAGAGTGCTTTTATCGCCGTGCTCTCGATTTTTATTATTTGAATGAAAAACCATTACCCAAAGAAACCCAGTCGGTTTTTCGTCGGTTACGTGCAAATACCCAAGAAGAAAGGGATGCAGTATTAATTGTGCTGCAAGAGTTTTTTGTGGAAGAGGAAGACGGGTTTCACAACAAACGTTGTGATTCAGAAATCGCCGCTTATCAAAAAGTAGGGGATAAAAATCGTGAAAATGGTAAGAAAGGTGGGCGTCCACGTAAGGAAAAACCAAAAGAAAACCAAAGTGAAGGCGACTCGGTTAATTCTGAAAACCCACAAAAACCCAGTGGGTTAATTTTGGGTTCTGAAAGTGAAAGCCAAAAAAACCTTAACCATAAACCGTTAACCGATAACCAATATATAGATAGTAGTAGTAATGCGCGTGAAGAAAATTCGCAATTTACACCAATCCAATTTGCTCAGTATCAGATCGATGATCACAAGCGTTACTCAATGCGTGAATTCATTTCTGAATACAGCGAGTTTCAATACGATTTCATCTCACTTGCTCAACAAAGATTTGTTTCTGTACCTGAAATCGACTTGAGAACCATGATTCAAAATTTCGGTGACTGGTACTTTGCAAACGAATCAAGCTCGTTGAATACACCAAGCATCTGGTTGGTTAAGTGGTTCTCTTGGGTTCAAAACAACGAGAAACAAGTTGCTGCTAACCGCAAGAAGCAAGAGCAAATCACTTCAGTTGGGCAAAAAACACAAGAGCCGGGTTACTTCGCAAATCTTTTTGAAGAACAAAACCAGTCTCAAATCGTGGATGTAACCCCTTCAAAAAAGTTTCTAGTGAGTGAGGAGGTAGGTCATGCATGAGATTACCTTGAACGAAGTGCGTCAATTAATCGCTTCTCTTCGCACTGTTTACGCTGCTCAGTTCAATAAGCAATTTCCAGCAACAGGCGAAAGCGCAATTCCTCTGTCAGTGGTTGAGCAAATCGCACTTAAAACACTGGTTGGCGTTCAACAAAACCAATTTAACAACGCACTTGGTCGTTTACTTACAGCAGGTGGACGCTTTATGCCGTCATTTGCCGAGTTTCGCACCTGGTGTATCGGTGAAAGTTGGATGTCTCCAGAAGAAGCTTGGTCTCGCGCATGTAAGTTTACAACTGACCGTTCCGTGGTTATTACCCAAATCACTAAGTACGCCTTAGACGAGGTTAGGTATTTGATCGAAGCCGGCCAAATGCGAGCAGCTCAAGATAATTTCTTCGGGACCTACAACGTGATGGTTGCTAAAGCTCAGTTAAAAGGCCGTCAGCAAGAGTTTTACACTCCACCGCTACAACTAGAACACAAAGAACCTAAACACGTTCCTGTGAGCAATGACGAGGCTCAAAAGCATCTCAAATCATTGATGGAAAGATTAAAAATCAATGGTCGTAAACCTGCACCAGTTCAAAAACTTGAGGCAAAAGAAAAAGAGCCTGAGCTTATAAAAGAGTTGGGCCCTGATCCTTTCGATAATCCACACGAATACGCAGAGATGTGCCGTCGGGAGGGTATGCCAATCCCTAGAAATATTCTTCAGCTAATTGATGGGGCGAATGTATGAATAAATTCGAGATTTTAGCGTGGGGTTTACTCATTTCATTTTTTACAGCAGCTATTAGCGGTGCGGTGGTTTTGTGGTGGTTGGCGCGTAAAGAACATATTAAGAAAGGAATTCACCAATGAAACTAACTAAACAGCAACGTGCTGAGCTAAAACAAAAGTTTGGTGGACATTGCGCTTACTGTGGTGATTTGCTTGGCGATAAGTGGCATGCAGACCATATCGAAGCAGTGAAGCGAGATTTAATCCATGTTGGTGGCGGCAAGTTAATTACGGGTGAAATGACTAGACCGCAAAACGACACCATAGAAAACATGAACCCTGCGTGTGTCCCTTGCAATACAAACAAGTCGTCTATGACTTTGGAAGGATGGCGAAAGATGCTCACACATTATCGAGATGTTCAGTTATTGCGTGATAGCACCCATGCCCGCCATTTACTTCGCTTTGGTTTGATTGAAATTAAATCTGAGCCGGTAAAGTTTTTCTTTGAATCGTATGAGGTGAAGCATGGATAAGCCAATGACATTTAACGAATGGATGGGAAAGCAAGGCAATTTAGCTTTGATTCATGCTAATTGCTGCCGAATTGCCTATGAAGCTGGTCAGCAGTCAAAGCAAGCGAAAGTGGAGGAGTTAAAAAAAACAATAAGTGAAATGGCTCAAAGGTACAGAGTTGAGGCACACGAATTAAGTCGTATTAGAGATTTTGAAAAGTCTCAGATGTATAGCCATTTTGCTAATCAGTTGGAACATTTGCTTAAAGGTGGTGCTTGATGTCATCAGTCAGCATTGCTGAATACCGTAAGTTATTTCCTATTAAGAAAAATAAAAAGCGGCGTTCAGCAAAGCAAGTTGCCAGACAACCAAGTGTGGGTGAAATGGTTCTGGCAACGCATTTAAGAGCATGCAAGATTGGTTTTGAACAGGAATATAAGTTCCATCCTGAACGCAAATGGAGAGCAGATTTTTTAATAACGGGTACAAAGATTTTGATTGAGGTAGAAGGCGGGATCTGGAGCGGAGGCCGTCACACAAGAGGCAAGGGCTATTTAGGGGATATGGAGAAATACAACTCCGCAGCAATGATGGGTTTTACAGTTTTACGGTTCAGCACAGAGCAAGTGAAAGCAGGCGTGGCAATACAGCAAATTGAAATATTAATGAAGGGTTAATAGGAAGGCGATTATGTTAGTTGAAAAGTTTGATTTTATTGAGTTACTTCGCCTTGCTATTGCTCAAGGCAAAGCTGAAGGTAAGAAAATTTCTAAAGATGTGGTATTGGGGGAACTGGCACTCTTATCACCAGCTGCAAGACTTTGGGCAACGGTTCTAGTTGAAAAGGTTGATTTTGAACGAATTGCAATTATTACCCCAGCTCAAAAACAAACAGAAACTTTTTATAGTAAGTATGATTTTAACTTTGAAACCGAGCGCCGTATTGAAGATATACCCGGCAAGGTTGAGTTCGTGCGCGGTGAGATTAAATCCGGCAATTTTTTCCGAGCGCGTAATAAATTAGCGGTAAAGATTCATGAAGAAATGGTAAAGAAAAAATTTACCCCTACCAATGCCCAAGGTGATCTTACTAATCTGGCAAAAGGTATGGCTGAGATTATTTTACGCGGACATGTTTTCGTTAAAGCTATGTGTGGAGCATGCCAAGGATTAGGAAAACTCGAAACATTTAATTCAAAGGGTTTTCCTGAGGGTGCAAAGTTTTGCGAAAAATGTAATGGAACAGGTAAGCGCCCATATACATTAAATGAAAAAATGAAAATTGCAGGTATTGTTGCCACTAAGACTGCTTACATAAAAAGCTATCAGAAGTTCGAGTTATTTGGAGAATCTATTGTGGCAGAATGGGAAAATGAAATTAGATCGCGCATTTCTCGATCATTTCGTTTTGAACTTCCTGATACTCAAGAAACTTGTGCTTGACAGTTGGGTATACACTTGAGTATAAAGATTTCTAAAATGGGCGAATTATACATACTACGCCCGAAAGTATTTATCAAATTAAAGCCCACTTTCTAAGTGGGCTTTTCCGAGTCCTGTTGGGGTTGCTGTCGACCTCCTTGTAAACGGGAAGGTTCTGAAGCTGTGTCATTACTGAAACAGGAACCGCAAGAAGACAGCAACGACTGGGCGCCACATAGATCAACAGCTTCATGGGTCGTGGCATTGTTTTAAGGGAGGATTCTATATGGATCTACTCGAACAAACAGGCTCAGCGGGCTATTTAATTGGCTTTGCAGTATTGTTTAATGCACTAGTTGTATCATTCGTACCTGCATTAGCTTTTACGCTTACTTTGCTTGTATTAGTAGTGTGTTTGGTCATTGTGAAATTTGACTAATAGCCGACAAAAAATTCGTTAAGAGGTTTTTTTAAGGTCCAGAAATGGACTTTTTTTTATTGTTGGATTTTGCCGAGCGTATTACGGCACAAAAGGGCCCCGCTAAATATCGATTATTGGCGGGGCTTTTTATTTTATGTGTTAAGCTGAACTGAATAATTTTTGGAAAAGTACAATGTTCATTTGTGTTGGTGGTGAGTTAGACGGCCAGAAGATTGAAAAAGAAGGTCGTTTATTAAAAGCTTCTGATATCGACCCAACATTCACAACTGAGTACTACAAGCAGGTTTTTAACCGCGACAACATTAATTATCGTTTTTGGCTTCCAATAGGATCAAACTTGCATGAAATGTTTGAGCAAGTTTTGGATATTTTGAGAGCATCAAAAAATTAAGTTTAAAGTATGTTGTAAATACATCTTCTAATTTGTATGATATGTCACAAATACTGCGCTGAAAGTTTTTGTTTTTATGCCCCGTTTCTTTTTTTAGAAGCGGGTTTTTTGATTTTAAAACCCCACTCGCTTAGGACGCTTTGCGAGTTTACTTGCCGGACGTATTACGGCGCAAATGGCCCCGCTACATACTAGTTATTGGCGGGGCTTTTTGTTTTATTAATCTGATGATTTAGTTCTCGATAGTGAATAATTTACTATTGAGAATCAAATACTTACACTTTACTTTGATTAAAATTTATGCTTTACTCATTGAATCATTCATTGAGAGGTGAAGCATATGTTGTTTAATGGTTCAGAAGAGCTTGTTGTGATTTCCAATGATGGCACTCGAAGCGCTTTGAAGTCTTGTAGAATTGATAATGAAGAAACAATCTTCACAAGTGACTCTACAGATGGCGTAAGTATTGGAGATCGATTAATCAAGAAATTACAAAATGGTTCAAATCGAGAATATTTAGTTAAATCTGTTAAGGATGGTGTAAATATGTTTGGACATAGAGAGATTAGAGTTCAGCAGATTTAAAACCTACAGTATTAATAACCCTACCTTAAGGTAGGGTTTTTCTTTTTGGAGTAAGTATGACTGAATTTCAAAAAATTACGCATGAGATTAGACAGCTCCAAATAGAGCTAAACCATTTGGGAAGTTGCAATACAAAAGGTTTAAATACAGAACAGATCGCTCACCTAGATGAGCGATTTTTTTTGGCCATAGCAAAGCAAAATAAATTAATTGCCCAGCTCAACAATAAGCCAGAAGGTTTTCTATGAAAAGACCAGAGCCACCAGAACGCTTACTTAAGTTAGATCCTAATTATGACAGCGTAGACTTTGAGCCTTCAAAAGAACTGGAGAATTGGATTTGGGACACATTCATTGATTCAAACTCACCATTGCATAATCCTGATCACGACCATTTAACTTATTTTGGTAGTCGTTTTTTTAAAGTGTTATGGGCATCAGCTGCATTTATAAAGGCTGGTCAAGTCGTATTGGGGCAGACAGAGCGAGTAATGTTTCGTGCTGGAGGCTGGCAGAAGATGCGACAAGAAAGACAAATGATTAATTGGTTTGGCTACATCCCTGAGTACGTTATCACTATTGATGCACGTTATGCATCTGAATGCAGTGATATTGATTTTTGTGCACTTATTGAACATGAGCTTTATCACATTGGTGTAAAGCGTACAGATGAGGGCGACATGATCTTTAGTCCTATTACAGGAATGCCAAAGCATTATTTACGTGGCCATGACGTTGAAGAGTTTCATGGTGTAGTTGGTAGATACGGTGCAAATGACGCCGTACAACATATGGTGGATTTAGCTAATGCAGGTCCTACTATTTCAAAAGCAAAAATTGCACATGCATGTGGGACTTGTCTACTAAAACTGGCTTAATTTTTTTGCCTGTTTACGTTGACGTACGTTGACAGGAAGAGGTTTATGGCAGCACTTAAAAAAGAGATAAAACTCTATATAGTACGGTCACTTGCAATGTTTAATACTCCTCAAGAGACAGTAGATCTCGTCAACGAAGAATTTAAGGTCAAGATATCACGCCAACAGTGTGAAAGGTATGACCCTACAAAACGAGCTGGTAAAGATCTGAGTCAGGAATTGAAGGAAGAATTTGAACATACTCGTAAAGAGTTTTTAGAAAAGCCTTTAAATATTCCAATTGCTAATCTAACTGTTAGGTTACAACGGCTAGAAAAACAATATGCAGTACATGCAAAGAATCCGTTATTTTCCCTAAAAATTCTTGAGCAGGCCGCAAAAGATATGGGTGGGCAGTTCACAAATAAAACAGAGCTAACTGGCGCTGGCGGTGGACCACTTCAAAGCGAGCATGTCACTCAAATTGTTGCAACGCCTGAACAGATAAAGCAGGTGTTAGATGAACTCCAAGGTAAATACTAAGCTGCTTGAAATGCAGCTGGAGCGTGAACTCTGTGAGAAAGAACACTTATTCTTTACACGGCGTTTTTTCTTGCCTCGCATGGGCTTTAAGTTTTCGGTCAATTGGCATCATGAATATATTGCCGACAAGATTGACGAGGTAATAGCTGGCAAGGTTAAAAACCTAGTTATTAACGTTCCACCCGGAAGCGGTAAAACTGAATTACTTACAAACCTTATTGCTCGTGGTATAGCACGTAATCCTCGTTCGCGGTTTCTGTATTTGTCTTTCTCGCAATCACTTGTAGAGGATGTATCAGCTACAGCTAGAAATATTGTTAAGTCGGAAGACTTTCAGAACTTATGGCCTGTAAAGATTTCTACCAGTACGGATGCTAAGTCGAGCTGGAAAACCACCGTTGATGGCTATGATGCTGGTCATGTTTATTCTGCTTCAATGGGCGGGCAGGTCACCGGTCGCCGTGCTGGTACATTAGCCAATGAGGGCTTTACCGGTGCGATTATTCTTGATGACCCATTAAAGCCTGAGGATGCATTTAGCCAGACCGCTAGACGTAAAGCTAACCGTAAGATCCTAAATACGGTCAACTCGCGTAAAGCTAAATCTGATACGCCAATTATTCTGATCATGCAGCGTTTGCACGTTGAAGATCCGACTAACTTTGTGATGACAGGTAATGTACCTGGTGAGTGGGAACAAATCAGTATTCCCGCACTTATTGATGATGAGTACATCAGTAAGCTACCAGAGCACATACAGCGCAAAATTCCACGTGATGTTGAACGTGATGAGAAAGGCCGTCAAAGCTATTGGCCATTAAAAGAATCTTTACTTTCATTGCTGCAGCTGGAGAAAGGCGGGGAAGATAAAGACGGCGCCACAGTGTCACGCTACACATTTGCAAGCCAATACATGCAAAACCCTAAAAAGCTGGGTGGTGATCTGGTTAAGGCTGAATGGTTCCCACGTTATCTAGAGCTACCTGTTCTTAAATGGCGTGCAATATGGGCCGACACGGCTCAGAAGACTAAAGAGCATAATGACTTTTCAGTGTTCTTATGTGCAGGACTTGGCTATGACAATAACCTTTATATCATTGACGTGAAGCGTGGCAAATGGGAAGCACCCGAGCTATTGAAAGAAGCAAAAGCTTTTATCAATAAACATAAGGACAGTAACACAAAGATCGGCAAGCTTCGTTATATGGCTGTAGAGGATAAGGCGAGTGGTACCGGTTTAATTCAGTCCATATCTAAGCAGACCACTTTACCAATACGTGCGATTCAGCGAAGTACTGACAAGCTATCAAGGACTATGGATGTCATTCTTTATGTTGAAGATCAGCGCGTTTGGTTACCTGCAAACGCACCATGGTTATTGAACTACGTTGAAGAGATTGAAGGCCTTACTGCTGATTGGTCACATGACCATGACGACCAGTGGGACCCGACCATTGATGCAATTAATGATTCATTAGCCAAAAAGCCAACTGTATTTGATTAGAGGAAATTATGGCTGAAACTAAAACGCCCGATGCAATTGGCGATGCAGGGGCGTATACAAACCTTGTCTCAAATATTGGTACCGAACGTGACAAAGCTTCACACGGTTCTTTCGTAAAGAAAGTAATTCCTGATGAGCAATTAGAAGCCGTGTATCAACACTGGTTAGCTAAGCGCATCGTCAACCGCCCAGCAAGTGACATGCTCCGAGCTGGATGGTTTTTTGAAGGGATTCAGGATAACGATTTACTAAAGCTTAAAGAGGCGTGTAAAGCTTTTAACTTAGATGGAGTGCTCTTATCTAGTTTGGTACTTTCTCGCTTATATGGCGTTTGCTATGTGCTTCTAGGTACAGTAGACGGCGGCAACTTAGATCAACCGTTTGATTTAAACAAGTTAGGCGTTGGTCGTTTGGAGTTTTTCACGGTGCTTAAGAAAAAGCACATTGAAGCTGATACCAGTAAATATTTATCACCAAAGGAGGCAGGTGGAGTTTTAAAGCAGCCTGAATTTTACAAGCTAAAGCTTGATGGTAAATCTAACCAACGGATCCACCACACTCGCTTAATCAAATTTTGCCATGCAGATGTAGTTAATGAAGAACCTGTAAGTGTTTTGCAGGAAGTTTATGAAGATCTGCTTGATCATGCCGCCGTTAAGAAAGCCTCAGCAAGTCTTGTGCATGAATCAAAAATTGACGTGATTAGAACTCCCAACTTAGTCGATAAGATTAAAGAGGACATGAAATCCGTAGCTGAACGTTTTCTTAGTGTCGGATTGCTTAAAGGCTTAAACGGCATGATCGTTTTAGATAAAGAGGAAGAGTATGACTCTAAATCTTATAGCTTTGGTGGTCTGCCTGATCTAATGCGTGAGTATTCGATTCAAACTTCTGGTGCAGCTGATATGCCATATACGATTTTATTTGGGCAATCACCTGCAGGCATGAACGCAACTGGCGAGCATGACACACGCAACTATTATGACAGTATTGCAACTAAGCAAACATGGTCCTTAAAGCCATTCATGATGAAGCTTTTAAGGGTAATTGTTCAAACTACATTTGGACGTCAGATTCCAAGCTTAGATGTTGTGTTTAACCCGTTATGGCAATTAGACGCTAAGGTGCGTTCTGAGGTTGAGAAAGCTAACGCAGAACGGGATTCCAAGTATTTAGAAATGGGCATCATTACAGAGCCACAAATAGCACGGCAGCTACTCATTGATGGTGTTTATTCAGTGATTGATGAAGAACATATCAAAGAGCTTGAAATAATGGTGAAGCGTAATGACAACGATAATTCAGATCCTGAAACCCCACCTCCAGCAGGCGAAGAAACGTAAAAAAGGTCGTAAAGCTTCTAAGCCGAGGGCCGTGCACGTAAATCGCCGTGTAGAGCTATATTACACACGACAACTACTGGCTATTTCAAAATACTGTCAGGAACAAACAAAAGAATTGGTTATTCCTACAGTCGGCCAGAATATCGGTGATGCTTGGTTCTCGGACATGATGACGGCGTTTAGAGAAAAGCTCACAAAGTATGTTGTTGAGATTTCTAGGCCTCTAGCCACAAAGGTTGTGACTGACACCCAAAAGGAAGTGGACAAGCAAATTGCAGAGCACACCAAAACAATTATTGGTGTGGATTTAACGCCTTTCTATCGAGCTGCTGATATTCAAGACGAGGTAGATCTAAACATCACGGCAAATGTCAGTTTGATTAAGTCTATTCCGCAGCAATACGCCGATAAGCTTGAGGTATTAATTACCAATGCTTTGCAGACTGGACAAACAAATGAAGAGTTGGCCAAAGCTATTAAGCAATTAGGTTTATCTACTGATTACCGTGCGCGTCTTATTGCTAGTGATCAGATGGGCAAGATTAACGGCCAAATTAACCAAGCCAGACAGCTTTCGATGGGTGTTGAGACATACACATGGCAAACGGCGAAAGATGAGCGTGTAAGACCAGATCACCAACATAAGCAGGGCAAGACATTCAGATGGGATTCACCGCCAGATGGGGGACATCCCGGTCAGCCTATCCGTTGTCGTTGCACGGCATTACCTAATTATGAGGATATCTTAATTGACTGACTTTAAACCTTGTGGGAAATGCCCAGCATGTACTCATTACAATGGAATAAATGGAAATGGCTATCAACCTTGCCACAACCCTAGGCCAAAACCTACGCCTCCGCCACCAACTGTTTCTGCCCCTCCAATAAAATGGGATGAAGTAAGCAACGTAACCCATGAGCATATGAACCAGATCCGAGAGCTAACTTTGAAAAAGGTTTTCTTGTCAGTTCTTTTAATTTCAATCCCCATTCTGCTTTGGAAATTAGATTCGATCATTATGGCTTTAAAAGCCTAATACCATTAATAAGGACTTATGGCCATGAAGCGTAAAAAGTTTAGTAAGAAACGGTTTTATCGCCGTTTAAAAGCACAGGGATTAGTTAAAGGTGGGCTAGTAATTGGCGTTGATTTTACCCCGCCGTGGTTAATGCCCTGCTGTGATGGGCTCCCTAACTTGGCTAAGGCGGCGGGTAAGGCGGCTGAAAAGCTTCAAGAGGTGATGGAAAGTATCAAAAAGATAGATTTTCAACCCCCAAAAATCACAACTGTTAGAACTAATCTTTATGGTGATGGGCTCATTTTAGGACGCGTAGAACACTTTGAGATTTGCGGCTCAGATTTAGCCTTAGATATTCGCATGTAAACACTGCAATCAATCAAGCCACCTTCGGGTAGTTTTTTTACGAGTAAAACTTATGTCAGAAAAGAAACGCCGTGACGTCAAAGTTGATTTTGTAAAGGGGACTAATTTACTTCAGTTGGTAGATGTTGAGACCGGTATTCCATTTAGTCGCCAGCAAAAAACTATCGTTGAGTCTTATCAAGATAAGGGGCAGCGGTACACGAAAATTACAGTCGAGTTTTTAATACCTCAGAAGGTACCAAATGACTAAGCACATTTACCAACTCAAAATTGGTGACTTTGCGCCAAGTGAATCGACACGCTCATTTACCAAAGAGGGGTATCTGAAATGCGTCAATGTTCGTTTAGCTAAAGCGCCTCAAGTACGACAGTACTATGCGTATGAGTTTCCATCACTGGAAGGTTATACCGCTGATCAAGTCATTAATGTCTACACACCTGCAGAAGAGCTTTTCAAGCCTGAGGCTATTCAAAGCTTCAATGGTGTAGACGCTACAGATTATCACCCGCCTAAAAATGAAATTAACGCATCTAACTGGAAGGATTATCACATTGGCTATTGTGATAACGTTCGACAGGAAGGCGATTATCTGATGGGTGATTTGCTCATTAAAGACAAGATCAGCATTGATTTGATCCAAAGCAACGAACGGCTAGAAATGTCGCTTGGCTATGGAGCCTTATTAATCGTTGAGCAGGGTACTGCGCCAGATGGCACGCCGTATCAAGCCAAATTTATCAATTTTATTGGCAATCACGTAGCGCTCGTTAAATATGGCCGTTGTGGTGGTGATTGCCGCATCGGTGACAAACAGCAAACTCCACCAAAGGGGAATAAAACAATGGAAGTAATTGTAAACGGTATCCGTTTTAACATCGGCGATAACACGCCTTTGGCCGATGCATTAAAGCAGCAACAAGAGCAGCTGGAAAACATGAAGGCTGCAAAACTTAAAGTTGGTGATAAGCAATTTTCTATCGGTGATGAACTAGGTGCCATTCAAGCGGTTGTAGATCAGTTACATGCCGAAAAAACAGCTCTGGAGCAAAAAGTAGGTGATCTGGAAAAGAACCAAATGACGCCTGAAAAGCTTGAGCAAGCTGCGGCTGAACGTGCTGCTGTGATTGCGGATGCTAAAGCATTGGTACCAACAGTTAAAACAGAAGGCTGCACATGCGAGCAAATCAAGCGTGATGTAATTGCTGCTAAAGCGGGTGATGCATTAGTAACAGCTTTGATGGGTAACGTGTCGGTAGGCGATGCAAAGCCTGAGCAGATCGATACAACTTTCCGTGCCCTCTGTGCTGTGAAGGGTACTCAACCTTCTAACCCTGTAGGTGATGCGCTTCACCAGCAGCAAAGTGTTAAAGCTGGTGATGGCAACCCAGCAGGCGGTGGGGATGAAAAGACCTACAGTAAAGAAAACGCATACAAAACAATCTAAGGGGATGTAAATCATGGTTAAGCAATACGATGCTGCACCCGGTATGAAGTTTCACCTCATTGGGCCAGAGGATATTTTATCCCTGCCTGTGGCTGGTACCGGTTTGGTGAACGATGGTGACGTGGTTGTACGTAGTACGGATGGAAAAACAGTTTCAGCGGTAACTGGTGCAACTAATACCAAGTTTGGAATTATCGTACGTCACGGCGTAGGCAAGTCAGGCAAAACGGCAGATGGCAAAGAAGCCTACAAAGAAACAGATGTTGCGCCAGTTATGACGATAGGCTCGATTTACGTGAAGGTCACCGCACCAGTCACCGATATCAACGCAAAGGTTTATGTCAAAACAGCTAACGGCACCACAGCAGCGCCGTTAGGTTCTTTATCCCCAACAGCAACAGACGGTACAGAGTTGCCAAACGCATCTTGGGAAACAATTTCAAATGAACAGGGTTTAGCAGCTGTTCGATTACGTGGGGCATAATAATTATGAGTAAATTGGCAGCAATGAAGCTACGTTTAACACCAGTAGCTCAAATGGTTCAAGCAAATATTGGTGATGCATTTAACCTTGATGCTTTAGCCCAATTATTCGTTAAATTGGAAGAATTTAACGAAATGGATCCTCAGCTTCAGCAAGTGATGGATTACGCTAAATACATTCCTGTTAAACCTGTCAGTGCTGTATATGGTGGAGGAGAAATCCTAAGCCGTAAGAAGGGTGTGGGTTTGGGTAAAGATCATTCAGGAACTGGTAATGATATTCCTTTGGCCGAAGTTGAATATGATACTGTTCAATTGCCAGTGAAGGTCGGCACAATTGGTTATATGTATTCAGTGCTGGAGTTAGAAGCAGCTCAAAAATTAAATTTAGCACTTGAAGCAGATAAAGTAGAGGCAGCTCGTCTTGCTGCAGAAAAACACTTAAGCAACATTGCATGGTATGGCAATGCACTTACAGGGGTTAAGGGTTTCTTAAATCAGACTGGTGTAACCATTGTTACAGCTCAACATAACTGGGCTACTGCAACCATTGAAGAAGTTTTAAGTGACTTTAACGCAAGCTTGGCAGATGCTGAAGATCTTGTTGATGGGGATGTGTCCGTACAGCCAGATACTTATTTGATGGCATCAAATCAATACTTACACCTTTCTACTCGTGTAGTTGCTGATTCTGGCGGTAAGACTTTCTTAAAATTCATTGAAGAAAATAACATCTTCGCATCACAAGGTAAGCCGTTAACCATTCGTGGTTTAGGTCGTTCAAACGGCAAAGGTACAGCAGGTGCTGACCGTTCTATCATTTACCGCCGTGATCCGTCATGCATCCAAATGAAATGTGATGACGTCACTTTCTTGGCAGCTCAACCAGTTGGTGTAGATATTAAAGTGCCTGGTCACTACAAATATCAGGGCGTATGGTTGAAGCGTGTTGATTCTCTCCGTTACTTGGATCACGTGTAAGGATTAAAACAGTATGAAATATTCTTATATCTATAGCGGCTTACAGGCCGCTTTTGTTTTTTCTGGTATTGCTGTTTTGCCTACAGGCACCCCAACTCTTGTGGATGAAGAAGCACACAAGAAGCTCAGTAAAAATAAGTTTGCTAAACATCTTATTAATATCGGTGAACTTGAAGTTCAGGAAATCCCAGATGATGAGCCAAAAGCAACAGGTAAAACTGGTGGCCGTGGTGGTAAAGGTGGTAAACAAAACGATGCAGCAGGTGAGCAGCAAAAGCCAACTGATGAAGATGCTTTGGCCGCCGTGAAGGCTGAATTAACAGCGCTTGAAGTAACGTTTAGTGATGATGAAACACTTGAGCAGTTACAAGCTAAGTTAGCTCAGGCTAAAGAATAAGGTGAGTCTATGGACGTACAAACGTTTCGTGAAAAGTTCTCGACTGATTCGAGTTTAATGTCTTTGCCAGATGCAAAAATTCAGGATGCTTTAGAAGAAGCGGATCTGATTGTTTCTCAAATTGAGTTCGGGGCATTAAAGGAACGTGCTGTAGGTCTATATGCAGCACATATTCTTAAAGTTGGTACTGTAAGTGGCAATGGTGCTGCTTTTGGTACCGCCTCAAGCATGACAATTGCGGGCCAAAGTGTGAGTTATTCACGATCATCGAAAGAAGCTTTCTATGATCTCAGCATGTATGGCCAGCGTTACCTTGCGTTAAAAAATTCAATTCCAATTGATGATGAAGGCACAAACCCTAACCGTTTAGGTGTTGGTGCTTTTGTCGTATAGGAGAATCCCATGCCTTTTAAATATCAGGCACCAGAAGGTTACAAGCCAAGCAAAATTGTTATTGCTGGGCAAAACCTAGATATCAATAACGGCGTTTTAGAATCTGAGGATGACATTATCCATATTTTAAAACCCTTAGGTTTTGAGCGTTACGTTGAAGTTGTTGAGCCAAAGAAATCGACAGCCTCTGCTAAAGAGTAATTAAGCTATGAGCGATTATCGTGTTGATGCTCAGGTCAATTTTGATGAGATGAATAATCGCGTTAGGTTTGAAATAAGACGCACGATTAACGCTCTTACTTTGCGCTTACAGCGGATTGTTCAGGAAGACATGTTAAGTGGCCAACGACTTAAAGTTCAGTCAGGCCGCTTGCGTGGATCCGTTTCATCAAAGGTGGATGAGGATAAGGATTCCATTGAGGGAACCGTGGGAGCTGGCGGTGCTTTGGTGCCTTATGCACCTGCACATGAGTTTGGTCTAAATGGTGCTTTGGGTGTTAAAGCACACCTAAGGACAATTAAACAGGCGTTTGGCCGACCTATTTCACCTGTTCAGGTCAATATTAAGGCCCATTCTAGGAATGTTCGGTTTAGAGAATTGCGGTTCATGCGTGATTCACTGGATATCGTGGCCAAGATTGTGCCGAAAAATATTGATGCAGCAATTGAGCGAGGTATAGCAGGTGGATAGCGAAGCAATCTATCAGGCGTTGTTTGAAAGGTTAAGCACAAGGGTAGAAGGATTGATTACGGTAAGTCGCCGTTTACGTCACTTTAACCATGTAACACCAGAACAGCGCCCAGCCATGTTTATTACACAAGGCAATCAGCAAGAAGTCCCGGTACATGGTTTAGATTCAAAAGTTGAACTAGCTGCTGAAGTTTATCTCTATATTCATGAATCGGACACTACAAAGCCGCCATCATCACAGATGAATATTTTCATCGATCGTGTACGTGAAGCTATTAAGCCAGACCATCCTGATTTTAGTGAGTATCAAACCTTAGGTGGTTTGGTAGAGCACTGCTGGATCGAGGGCACCGTAGAAGTATATGAAGCAGTAGAAAACATGCTGGATGATCAGGCGATTGCCATTATCCCTATCCGGATCCTCACAACCAATTAACAAAATATTCATTTTATGACCGCCTCGATGGCGGTTTTGTCATTTTAGAGAGGTCAAAATAAATGGCTCAATATTTATTTGGTGCCGGCAAGATCTTTGCTACACCGATTCAAGATGTATACGGGCAACCGATTAGTAATCCCACACCAGTTGAAGTGGGGGTGATGCAATCCGTTGGTGTGGATATTAGCTATGACTTAAAAGAGCTTTTCGGTCGTGGTCAATTTGCTGTAGATGCTGCGCGTGGTAAAGGTACCATTAAATGTAAAGCTTCTTTCGGACGTATTAACGGTACCTTATTAAATTCCATTTTCTTCGGTGGAGTTGTTGCTGAAGGTGGAATTGAAACAGTTTCCCAAACCATTAATGGTGAAGTGATTCCGGCTGGTGGTACTGTTACACCGGTTGTTCCTAACAGCGGTACATATGTAAAGGATCTAGGCGTAACAGATGCTAAAGCAATCCCACTTAAACGTGTAGCATCGGCGCCAGCAACCGGACAATACAGTGTAGATGCGGCAACCGGTGCTTATACATTTGCTGCTGCCGATGCTGGTAAAACGGTATTTATTAACTTCCGTTATTCAGCAATGGTAGCGGGTGCTAAGTCAATCACTGTATCAAACCTAGACATGGGCTATACGCCAGAGTTTGCCGTTGACTTGCAACGTGACTACAAAGGCAAGTTCATGCACATGAATTTCTTCCGTTGTACCAGTAACAAACTTGGATTCAGTTCAAAACAGGACGATTACGATATTCCTGAGTTTGAATTCCAGCCTATGGCTGACGATCTTAACCGTGTTTTCAAAATTGATTTATCGGAGTAATGCCAGATGCAATTTAAGCAAGTTGATAACCCGCGTGGTAATAGTAAAGAAATAGCTGGTCAGACTTGGATTTTTGCTCCGGCACCATTGGGTACACTTGAGCGTTTCCAAGAGCAATTAAGCTCAAATGATGTGCCTGTGTCTGTAATCGTGGATATGGCTCATATTTGTTTAAAACGGAATTACCCGGATATTACCCGTGAATATGTTTCGGATGAGCTCTTAGATATGGGTAACATGGAAGAAGTATTAGCCCTAGTAACTAAAACGTCCGGCTTGGAATATACAGGTAAACCCGTAGGTGAAAGCTCGGGGGAATAAACTGGGAGGAGCTGTACACGCATTTAGTCCTGACAATGGGTAAAGATTACGACTATGTACGTAATGAAATGGATCTACCTAGATTAAGAGCATTAAGTGCGTATCAGCAAAGTAATCCTCCCGCGCATATAGGGATACAACGGCTTTGTCGTATTTTGGAAGCATTTATGGGTATTGATGAAACTCCGCCAGCTATTACCGTTTCAGATGATGACGAGGACGATATGCTGGAAGTTTTGTCGAATTTTCCACAGGGTGGTTGAGGCTGCCCTGATTGATTTATATACTTGAGTTGGTTAAAGTTTGTGTGAACTTTATAACAACTTGGATATAACCATGAAAACAGTATTAGGGGTGAGTCTTTTAGCTTTGACTTTGGCTGCTTGCGGTGGAGGTGGCGGAGGTGATTCTTCATCTTCCAATAATGAGGGTAACAACCCACCAGTATCAAAAGCTGAAGTCAAAGGTATTTACACTGGAAAGACCAATCAAGAACAGAACGTAGTCGGATTAGTGGATAAAAATAATAAATTCTGGTTCTTATATTCAGCACCTTATTCTTCTGGTATTGCTGGATTCATGACTGGAAACTTCACTGTTTCTGGCAATACGATAAAAGCCAATAGCGGGAAAGACTTTTATTTTGGTGGTGCTACCGTTTACAATACATCAATTAGTGGAACAGTTGATTCCAAGAAGAGCCTGAAAGGCACAATCACATACTCGCCTTCAAATCAGGTTACATTCGATACCGTATATGAAACGGATTTAAACAACACAGCATCCAATCTAGCGACAATTGCAGGCACCTATTATGGAGAATCGGTGATTGTGCAAGGTATTGAAGATGCGAATTTAACTATCTCAAATACGGGTGTGATTTCAGGTAAGGGACAAAGTGGCTGCACGTTCTCAGGGAAAATAGCAGCTGAAGAAAATGCACCTTACTACAACGTTGATTTAGTTTTCGGTTATTCACCTTGCTATCTGGCAGGACAGTCAGTTAATGGTGTGGCTTATTATGATTCAGCTGACAAAACTTTATATGCAGTGACTGAAACAAGTAACCGAGATAATGCAGTCTTATTCTTGGGTACGAAAAATTTAAGATAAAAATTCTGATTATCCATAGTTTTTAATGAACCGCCTTAATGGCGGTTTTTTTATGCCTATAAGAGAGGAATTATGAGCAACAATCGAGTGGAAGTGCACGTTGGTGCGAAGACTTCCGAACTTAAAAAAGGTATGGATGATGCTGAAAAGATTGTTTCTGATTCCGCTAAGCAAATTGAGAATACCACTAAAGGGGTGAGATTTAAGTTTGATCTCTCGAGTGTCAAGCGACAGTTTGATGACGTTTCTAAATCCATTTCAGAAGGTTTTAAGAACCAAATTAGTGATGCACTTGGTGGATCAAAAATAGGGTCAGCATTTGATGGTATTACTTCCAAGTTAGGAGCTCTGCGTGGTGGTGCATTGGTTGCTGCAGGCGCAGTTGCTGGTTTAGCAGTGGGTGGGACCATAGCAGCTACTGCAGGCTTAGCAACATTGGCAATTGAAGTGGCTAATAACAATGTTGAACTTGCGAAATTCTCAGCCTTAGCAAATACCTCGATACAGTCATTTCAGGGTTTGTCAGGTGCAGCTCAAACTTTGGGTTTTTCTCAAGAAAAACTCTCAGACATGATGAAAGACTTCAACGAAAAGATCGGTGAGTTTGCATCAGTAGGTTCTGGTGGTGCTAAAGATTTTTTTGAGCAAATCGCCGTTAAAACGGAGTCTGGTGCTGAGGGGGCAAAAAAGCTCGCCGAAGAAATGTCCAAGATGGATGGAGTAGAAGCCTTACAAACCTATGTAGATAAGCTGGAAGAAGCTGGAGTCAACCAGCAACAAATGTCGTTCTACCTTGAAAGTATGGGCTCTGATCTCACTGGTTTAATTCCAATATTGCAAGATGGTGGTAAGCTTTGGAAAGAATATCAGTCTGCTATGGAAGAAGCAGGGATTATTACTGGTGAAGAGGCAATTCAAAAATCTATTGAATTAAAGGCTCAAACTGAAGTACTTCAAATGCAGTACACCGGCTTAAAAAATCAATTGGCTCAAGCAGTGATGCCAGCTTTAAGCGGTGTTATTAGTCATTTTATGAATGGCACCACAAAAGGTGGAGCATTTACCGGAGTTATTCAGACATTAGGCTCGGTTGCCAAGGGCGTGGCAGTCGTTATTGTTGGGCTTGGAGCTGGATTACAAAATCTTGTGCGATTAATGTCTGGTGTTATGAGTAACCTAAGGACTATTGGAAGTACTGCCGTAAACTTTGTAAATGCGGATGGGATCTTGGCTAAAGGTAAGGCTCTGGCTGGTGGCGTTAAGGCAATCTGGACTGAAACCAAAGATACTGTGGTTGATATTGCTGGTACCACCAAAGCCGCAATTAATTCAGCTTCTAATATCTTTAGTGGAACACCTTCTTTTGATCGTTTAACTCAGGCAAAGATTGACATACAGAATGCACAATTAGGTGCTAGAGGTGGCAGTAAAGGGGTTACTTCTGGTATCGGACAAAATAAGGCACTCAATCCTGATGGTGGTAAATCAGAGAAGGCAAAGCAGGGTAAGTCCGATGCTGTACGACAAGCTGAACAAGCAGCTAAAGCACTTGCCGATATTCGGTATAAATATGCATCCGAAGAAAAGAAAGTTGCTTTAGATCTGCAAAAGGCATTGGAAGAGATTGAAAAATCCAAGATGACTGCTGATGAAAAAGCCGCTGCAAAAGTCAAAGCCGAAAAGGATGCTTCAGACAAGATCATTGCTATTCGTTTAAAAGAGTTTGAGGAATATAAAAAAGCTCGTGAAGAACAGATCGACAATTATCAACAGCAAGCACAACGCCTATATGAAATTGAAGCGGCACGAATTCAGGCTGAGTTTGATGCCAAGAAAATTTCAAATGTCCGTAAAGTTCAGTTGGAAAAACAGCTAGAAGATCAGTTACGCGAAATTAAGCGGCAAGGTCTTTTAGAGCGTTTAGCTTTGGAAAATGAGCAGACCAACATTACAGGCAAACAAGGTAACCAAAACCAAATCACCAACAACATTTCTGATTTAGAGACAGACCAGAAAGTTGCTGACACTAAGTCTATGGGCTTAATCAGTGATGCGGAAATGAAAGACTTTGAGGCTAAGTTTGGTGGCTTTACTTCTCGTCTTGCCAACCTTTGGGATCAAGGCATTCAGTCCCTTATGAATGGCACCTTGACTTGGAGTAATGCCACTAAAGCAGTGCTTGCTGATATGGGAGCATTTGCCTTGCAAACAGCTACTAAAGAGTTGCAAGGATGGCTAAGAATTCAAGCTATTAAATTGGCTCGTAAACTTGGCTTTGTCGGTGCTGAAACAGCAGCAGAAGCTTCTGGCCAAGCTGCTCAAACAGGGGCAACCATTGCAGGTGAAGCAACACGTACCAGCGTTACAGCAGCAGGTGGTTTAGCACGTTTAGGTTTAAAAGCAGCTGAAGCTATCAAAGGCATCATGATGTCTGCATGGGAGGCAATGGCCGGAGCTTTTAAAGCCATGGTTGCAATTCCATATGTCGGTCCAATTCTTGCCGTTGGTGCCGGTGCAGCTGCGTTTGGTTTAGTGGCTGGTCTTGCGGGCAAGATTAAATCTGCTCGAGGCGGTTACGACATTCCATCAGGTGTGAATCCGGTTACCCAGCTACATGAAGATGAAATGGTTTTACCTTCCCAACATGCGAATACCATTCGTGAAATGGGTAAAGCTTTGCGTAATGGAGCAAGCTTTGGAGCTGCTGCAGTTGCTGAAGGTGGAGGTGCGGGAGCAACCATTAATATTAGTGCAATTGATGCCAAGAGTATTCAACGGCTCTTGAAGAGCAATGGTCGTGCAGTTGCTAGTGGTTTGCAAAGTTATGCCCGTGGATTTGGTAAAAACGGTAAATAAGGAGGATTCATGTCAGACGTATTGTTTCCTGAACTGCCGGGTCTAGAGTGGGATCTAACTAAAACCCCCATGTTCAATACCAAGATCATGCAATCAGTAAATGGTCGAGAACTAAGGGCTAGTTATCAGGCAGTACCTAAATATCAGATCAGCATGTCCTTTGCATTCCTTCGGGAGAGCAAGGGGCGTAATGAATTACAGCAACTTGAAGGTTTCTTTCTAGAGCGCCGTGGCTCATTTGATTCATTTCTTTTCAAGATGCCTGAGGACAATGAATTTCAGTGCACGTTTGTAGGCGATGGGGTTCAAACGTCATTCCAGCTTTATAAGCAGATCAATACCACTCAGATCCCTTTACAACATACCCAAGCGGAACAGAGTGAAGATCCGTTGATGTGGAGTGAGAATGCATCAAAACCGATGTGGTCAGATCCTGAAAGTCAAATGTGGTTACTTCAATTTGTTATTACAAATAATGGTATGTTGCAGCTATCGATTCCACTATTAGAAGGAGAATCTATTACTGTAACTGGTACCTTTTACTATCGATGTCGTTTTGCTGATGATGAACAGCAATATACCAATTTTATGTCTAAGCTTTGGAAAGCTGGAAAAGTCGAAATGATTGGGTCATTAGGAAATAAGGTATGAGAGCAGCTTCAGATAAACTTATTGCGTTATTAGATGCAAATCAATTCATTACGGCAGATCTTTATACAATTACTACCATTCAAGGTGATGTTATAAGAGCGACTAGTTATGACTTCGATTTGATTGTGGAAGGCTATACTTATTTTTCAAGTGGCGAAATCATCCAGAGAGAAGGGATTAGTCTTTCGATTGGTATTGAGGTTGATAACCTGTCTATTACGATCAATGCATTGGATGAAAATACTATTGGTGGAATTCCTATTGTCCAAGCCTTTCACAATGGTCAAATGGACGGTGCACGTTTCAAGCTTGAACGTATTTTTATGGATGCATCCACACCTACGGATACCAGTGCGGGAACAATCAAGTTGTTTGAAGGCCGGATTATTGAACCTGAGTTCGATCGCAATACGATTCACGCCAGTGTTGCATCAGATCTGGATGAATTGAACGTGCAGATGCCGCGTAATTTATACCAGCCGAGCTGCAGCAATACACTGTTTGATCACGCCTGTGGTTTAGACCGTGCAAATTATGCATTTGAGACTACCGTCGCAACAGACAGTACTGCATCACGAATCTTGTGTGACATTAACCAGCCGCAAGGATGGTTTACCCAAGGAGTGATCGAATTTTTAGAGGGTGGTAATAAAGGTCTTAAACGAACGATTCGTCTGCATGAGCTCGATGTGCTGCTTCTTACATTGCCATTACTTGAAAATCCTGAGGTGGGGCAGAGAATCAAGGTTTATCCGGGTTGCGACAAGCGTCTGGAAACTTGCCAGAACCGCTTCAATAACTTTTCCCGTTTCCGCGGCGCGCCTTTTATACCAATCCCTGAAACATCCGTTTAATCAAATTTAACTTTCTAAGCCTCGCATTCGCGGGGTTTTTTGTTCTTGAGGGTAACCCAATGACTGTACCGAGCGATTACGATTTTATCGGGAACACTATCACCGAATCACAGTTTAAAAATGCATTAACCGTTTTGCTCAATCATATTCGTCAAATGTCACTTGATTTAGTCGAGGCGCAAGGTGGCAACTATAGCTATGCAACAATGGCCTTATTTGATGCAGATAAAATAAATGTACCTGCTAATTCTACCGTACGTATTGCTCGGGGAGACGATGCAGGGCTTTATGTTTGGGATGGCGCAAATTTAACAAAAGTAGAAACCTCGAATAATCCTTATACAATTTCCTCAACCCCAGATGACTTATTCATCATTTCAGATGCTTTGGATAATGTTTTATTCTCAATTGGAAGAGATGGAACGGTAAGAGGTTCATTTGATCTTTCAAATATTGATTTGAATATCGAATCTACAAGTGAGGTTGGTGGAGACACGGTTCTTGCAGTTTCCGATAATACAGGAAACATGCTTGCCTCTTTGAATTCTAAAGGTGAGTGGTATTTCACAAAAATCATAGCAGATGAAGTAGTTACTCCTTTCGGTAGCAGCTCGGAATCATCAGACGAAGTGATCGAGCAAACCGAAATCGCCATCCCTGAATTGAGTTTTTACAGGATCGATTTCACTATGGTGGGCCAGCCGCCTACCGATTTAGGCGAGACAACTGTATCGGGTGTGTGTTCGTTTAGTGACCCATCTAACTCTCAGACATTTTTCAAATCAAACATGGAAGTAACGGTCCAAGGTCAAGGGTCAGCATACGACTATAAGAAAAACTACACATTGGATCTTTTTAATTCAGATATGGAATCGCTCAAGGTCAAAGTAGGTAGCATGATCGCCACTGACTCTTTTCACTTAAAGGGATTCTACAGGGACCCTACCCATTTCCGCGACCAAGGTGGCTACAGATTTTGGAATAGCCTTGTAAGAAAACTGGATTATCCTTACTGCAAAGTAAATAATATTATTTATCAAGCAAATACTGATAGGAAAGCAGATGCAGAATACACAGCTGATGCAAAGTACTATCCTCACGGAATACCTTGTGTTGTCTATTTAAATAATCAGTTTTATGGTCTATATACCTTAAGATTAAAGAAAACTAGACAAAATTACGCACTTAACAATGCTGATTTGAACCATATCTTTTTAGATAGTGCAACATATGATGCACACTTGAGTCAAAGTTTTGATCCACATGACTGGGAAATAAAGTCTCCTAAAATGTCAGGATATGAAGACCAAGGGCCTGTACCCAGTAAATTTGCTGCGGTACAAACCTCGATCGAAAGACTTTTCAACTTTACTAAGGACTTAGATAGTAATTATCAAAACCACGCTTCTGTTTTGGTTTTACCTCACTGGTTGATATTTTACATCTTTGCTGAATTAGTTGGGCATTGGGATATCAATGGCAATAACTACAATATCATGACATGGGACAATATCCATTGGTCTATTCTGCCTTACGATTTGGACTGGACTTTAAACTGGTTTACTGGCGAAAACGCGGGAGCCACTCAAACAGGTTTCATTGTCAGTGGTGATATCTGGCCTAGATTTAGACAAGTATATCTGCCTCAAATCCGTGAGCTTTACACAAAGTTAAGAAAAAGCGGAGACATATCTACATATGCGGTAGTTAAGCATTATGTGGAAGTAGCCCGAAATATCCCCAGAGACATCTATTCGAAAGATAAAGCCAAATGGGGGGTAACACCGATCTTCGGCAATAGTAATTATCCAGATCTAGAGCAGGCATATAGGTATATCGATGCCAGAATCAACTACCTAGATACGGTATGGTTAATCAATTAATCAGGTGAGATATGTCAAATACTCTTTTACTTAAAACAGACGGATCTATCAATACTAGATCTAAAGTATTCCCTAAATTAGGCAAGTGCAATATTGCGATTTATCGCAGAACTAACGGAGCCGACGAGGTTGAACTCTGGACATGGGGCCTTTCACATGCTGAAAACCCTATCACCATAAACGGAGGCAAATTCGTCGCATGGGCCGCAAATGTTCCAGATAGACTGGTAGTTCCAGAGAACCCTATCGCGATTGATACTACTGAGTTAACTTTACCTAGACAAATAGTATGTTATTTTAAAATAAAAATCGATGATGGTCTGAAAAGTTGTCAGTTGATGTTCAACAATTATCTTACCGATACATCTCTCTGTGGCGGAAACAAACCAGATCAGATGAAGATCGATTACTCTAGAAGACCGTATACTATTAACAGTATGGCTAAGATGTTTTGGAACCAATTTGTGGCATATGATTTATCAGGCTGGGACATGTCTGACGTAGTATATGCCGTAAGTATGTTTCATAATTCCCCTAATTTCAATCAGGATTTGAGCTTGTGGGATGTTAGGAAAATAACTGAGTTTTCTTCTATGTTTCAAGGGACTCCATTCAATCAGCCCCTAAATTCATGGGTAACGGAATCAGCCGTTGCATTTGCAGGGATGTTCGCGAATTGTGTTGATTTCAACCAGCCTTTGGATAAATGGAATACCTCTAAGGTATCTGATTTTTCATCTATGTTCGGCTGGGCCAAGTCTTTTAATCAGCCTATTGGCAACTGGGACACGTCTTCTGCCACAAATATATCGTATATGTTCGAAAACGCCCATGCGTTTAATCAGGACCTGAACGACTGGAATGTTCAAAAGGTCGAATACATGGATGGCTTATTCAAGTACGCTAAGTCGTTTAATCAGCCACTAAGTAACTGGGATACAAGATCTGTTGTGACGGCTAGTCAAATGTTCATGGGGGCTGAATCCTTCAATCAGACCATCGAGAACCTCAACTTCTCTAAATGCACAGCATTAAGGATGTTCATGCACCAAGCCAAGTCGTTCAATAAGCCAGTGGCAGCTTTGGATGTATCTGTGTGTACGGATCTTGCGCAGTTCTTTGAAGAAGCTTTGTCATTTAATCAGCCTGTGGAATCATGGAACGTGTCTGCGTGTTTGGACATGTGGAGAATGTTTGCATATGCAACGGCGTTTGATCAGCCACTAGCAGCATGGTGTCCTAAGTTCAACGTAGAGGTATCTTTGGATTCTTTCATGGAGGGTAAGGCATATAGAACATCCTATTATGATGATTTCTTGAACGCTTTATGGCTAGATGTAAATACGACAAGAAGAAACCAGTGGGCATCAAGAATTAAACCTAGATTATTGGGCATGGGTTTATCAAAATATTCTTCTGTATCTTCGAGTGCTAGAGCAAATTTAGTAAGTGCAGGTTGGACAATTACAGATGGAGGACAAGTATAATGACTGATTATACAATTACAGATGGGCAGTTCTACAAAGTTATAGATAAAGACACTGGTGCTGTCATCACAATGGGTGAGCTATCTGACACAAATACACTTTCGACAATTCACAACGTCGAGTTCATTTCAGAAGAGCAGTACGAAGCTGAGCGCCCGAAGCCTGAAGCGTTGTCTGAAACCAAGATGATATAAAAGGCCGCATTTAGCGGTTTTTTTATTACCAAAATTTAGGGGAGTCTATGCAGAAAAACCAGCTCGCTGTTCAAGAAGCACTGACTTGGCTCGGCACCCCATATCACCACCAAGGCCGTGTCAAAGGCGTGGGTGTGGATTGCGGTACGCTGATCTGTGAGGTCTATGAAAAAGTTGGACTCATGGACCATTTAGATCCGCGTCCGTATCCGCCAGACTGGCATATGCATCAGATGGGTGAGCGCTATCTTGAGCATATCAGGAGTGTCTGCTTTGAAGTGGACGGGCCACCAGAGCCGGGGGATATTGTGCTTTATAAAATTGGCAAATGTGTCAGCCATGGCGCAATTGTCGTTGAATGGCCAACAATCATTCATTCATATATCCATCTGGGAGTCATTCTTCAAGATGGTACCAAAGGAAGTTTAGCCCGGCGAATCGCCGGGTTTTTTCGTATGAAGAGGCTGAAAAAATAATGGGTGGAATCTTTGGTAGTACAACAATCAGTACATCAGACAACCGCATCAACTCTATGCGTGTTCAGCAATCTGCATATGGACTATGCCAGCCACTGGTCTACGGCAAAAACCGGTTGGCTGCGAATATGTTCTGGTATGGCGATTTCTCATCGACTGCGCATACTACGACAACCAAGTCGGGAGGTAAGGGCGGTAAAACGAAAACAAGCAATACAACGTATACATACAGCGCATCGTTAATGCTGGGTTTATGCGAAACCAAAATACGCGATATTGGCAATATCTGGCGAGATAAGGAGCAGATTGTTCCAAAAACTGAAGGCGGTGTGCAGCTCAAGCCAATTGATCAACTCGGATTTGAACTCTTCGACGGTGATCATAACCCAGTGTGGGGTTATCTGGCGTCAATGCATCCTGATCAGGCAGTACACTATCCATTTCTCGGCTATATCGCGTGTGCAAATTATGACTTAGGTGGTAGTGCATCATTATCGAATCATAACTTTGAAGTGATTAGCGACATTACGTTTTCAGATACGATTCATGATGCTAATCCGGCCGACGTTGTTGAGGATCTAATTAGTCATCCACGCTATGGTGCTGCACCTAATTTGAATGTGGCGGATCTCTCAGAGTTTCGCCGTTACTGTACAGCCACCGGCTTATTTATCAGTCCTGCACTGACCGAACAGCGTGCAGCGCATGAGATCATTAATGAAATTGTTGAGTCGGTAAATTGTGCAATCGTACCCAGCCCGGATGGCTTAAAAATTAGATCTTATGGTGACACTGCGGTATCGGGAAATGGAGTCACGTTTACACCGGATCTCACACCAGCCTATCATTTAACAGATGATGACTTCATTGGTGATGATCAGCCCGTTCGCGTGAAGCGTAGCCGTGATACGGATGCATTTAATCACTGTCAGATTGAGTACGTGAATCGCTTCAATCAATACAATACCGAGACGGTCGAAGCGAAAGACCAAGCAAACATTGAAATGTTTGGACTACGCACTCAGGATCCAGTGAAGTACGACTTTTTCTGTGAGCCGAAGATTGCCCGACATGCTGTGCAATTATTGCTGCAGCGCAAACTTTACGTGCGCAATGAGTATGAGTTTGATCTTGGCTGGAAGTACTGCCGACTCGAGCCGATGGATATCGTGACGCTGACAGATGAGTCTTTGGGTTTAGATCGCTTTCCCGTGCGTATCACGCGTATCGAGGAGGATCAGGACGGATTACTCACAGTGACTGCAGAAGAACTGGCCTTAGGTTCACGCTCAGCCGTTGAATACGACTTACAGGCATCAAACGGATATCAGGGGGGTAACGAGGAACCAGGTAATGTTAATGCGCCGGTAATCTTTGAACCGCCGCTCGATCTGACGGATGGTAAAAATCAGGTATGGGTAGCAGCATCAGGCGGAAGTAACTGGGGCGGCTGTAATGTCTGGGCGAGTCTGGACAATACAACGTATGAAATGATTGGAACAATTTACGGATCTGCACGCTATGGCCAGTTAGTTGCTGCAATTAATTCCAGTGCAACTGCAATGCAAGTCCAGCTAAATACATCCAGTCAGATTTTTAGTGGAACGTCTGAAGATGCTCAGGTGAATACTACTCTCTGCAGAGTCGGTGATGAATATGTCAGCTATGTCGATGCAACTTTAAATGGATCTGGCTTGTATACGCTTGGAGGTGTGTTACGTGGACGGTTTGATGATGCTTTAGCGCATAATGCCGGTGAATCCTTTGTTCGAATAGATAAAGCGATCTTTCAGCATGAATTCAATTCGAATCTGATTGATAAAACCATCTATCTCAAATTCACCAGCTTCAATGGTCTGCAGCAGAAAGAACAAACTTTAGATGAAGTCACAGCTTATAGCCATACTTTAAATGGTGGGCGTCCATCTGGTGTGAAGGGTTTATCACTGCAGTCGCCATTTGTTGGAATGTCATTTAAAGTGCAGTGGCAACCTGCATATGGTGCGGAAAGTTATGTGGTGCAAATCTTATCTGGTAGTCAATTACTCAGAACTGTTGAAACAACCAGTACTGATTATAGTTATTCCATGGACGAGGCTAAGGTAGATGGAATACAGAGAAACTATACCGTTCGTGTTGCCAGTAAAACAGCCAACAGTACAAGTACTTTTACAGATCTGAATATCAGCAACCCAGTGCCACCGATCTTGACTAACGTCTATACATCAACTACATCCAACTCAATCACGGTGACATGGATACCAAGTGAAGTACCAGACTTGAAAGATTACCAAGTGTGGATCAGTAAAAATGCCAGCTTTGATCCGGAAACGCTGGCAGCGAGTTGGACCGGTACCGAGAATGCCTGCACAATTGGAAATCTGGATTCGACCACAACCTATTACATTCGGGTTGCGGCGCGTGATGTCTGGAAACCTACATCATGGAACTACTCGGCGAGAGTGACACAGGCGACTTTAGAAGTTTGATTTTAACTAAAACACGGCACCCAAATGGGTGCTTTTTTATTGCCTAATTCTGGAGTAAAAGGCATGGAACCAGTTTCTACAAGCGGTTTTACAGCACTATTAAAATTTTATGGTGTTGCAATTGTGGTGGCTTTAGCGGTCGGCTTGGTTGCAGCAGTTGTATTAATGACACGTATGCCACGTTCACCACAAGAGTGGGCTGTAGGTTTGATCTGTACGGTTGTATCAAGCCTTGCTGGCGGTTCATTCATTATCGTGAAGTGGGGGCTTCATGAATGGGTTACTGATATATGGGGGATGATTGCACTTGGTGGATTCTTCTTTGTTTGTGGTTTACCCGGTTGGGCTTTAGTCCGCTGGATCTTTAACTTCATTAACAAACAGGAAGGTAAGACCATTATTGAGGTACTTAAAGAAGTTAAGAAAGCCAAAAACGATATTTCAAACAGTTAATGCCGCCTTCGGGCGGTTTTTTTATATCTGAAGGAAACCGAAATGAACATTGAAAAATATCTTGATGAATTAATTAAGCGTGAGGGCGAGTACGTAAATAACCCAGCAGATCGGGGCGGTGCAACCAAATACGGTATTACTGAAGCTGTAGCACGTGAAAACGGCTATAAGGGCAATATGAAAGATTTGCCTCTTGAAGTGGCCAAAGCAATTTATCGCAAAAACTATTGGACAGCCCCACGTTTTGATCAGGTGAATATTATTTCTTCTGCTGTAGCTGAAGAGCTTCTAGACACTGGTGTGAATTGCGGTACCGAATTTGCAAAACCTCTTTTACAACGTGCTTTGAATCTCCTAAATAATAATGGTAAAGCAGGGTGGCCAGATTTATCTGTAGATGGAATTTATGGTCCAGCAACCTTTAATGCACTCAAAACTTATTTGGTCAAACGCGGGAAAGAAGGAGAAAAAGTTTTAGTTCGAGTTCTGAACATTATGCAGGGTCAGCGCTATATTGAGATTTGTGAGCGTAATAAAAGCCAAGAGCAATTCTTTTATGGCTGGATCGCAAATCGGATTGTTATATGACTTTCTTTCAATACAGACGTTCAAAGATAGCTTTCACAATCACACTGCTGTGCATTCTATTTTCAGGATGCACAGCTCATACGATCAATAACAATGTAAATGTAGGCATTTGTGTGAAAGCCCTCTAAGGAGGGCTTGATTGAGAAAATATTTGCTCATTTTATTCAACTTTTTGCTGATTTTGAGCAAAATTATTCGCATTTTTTATTAAAAATTAAAGATGGCATTGTCAATTTAAGTGTTCTTGCAATTTATCTAAAATATCTTTTATAACTTTTTCATAAGTATTTGTTCTTAATGATAAGTACTCATCAAATAAGTAACTATAATTTTTCCAGAATTGATTATATGAAGAGTATGAAAGTTCATCTTCATTGTTATAAAATTTAAAAAATTGTCTATATAAGTCTTTTTGAATTATTAAAAAATTATCTCCTTGATTGGTAACTACGCAATAGTCAACCAATTGACTCATGAAGTTCTTAAATTCATATTCAGCTTCATGTACTTGTGAAAACATCAAATTCATTTCATTTTGGCTTTCTTTTACCTTTGAGTCATCGAGTGGCAAATCAATTTCATTATTCCAATCAATAATATTTGATAAGTTTGAAAAAGTATCATTAGCTTTAAATAAAGCTAATTCAAATTTTTTAAATTGATTATATGTCTTTAAAGCAAAATCGTTTTGGACCTGTTTATTATGTTGTTCCTTCCAGTCATTAAATAAATATGCAGCTACAAATACTGCAAAAAAAGCAGCACATGCGCCAAGAATAGAGCCAAAAGCAGAAATATTATCTGCTGAAGCACTTAATACACTCTTCATTGTACAATATGTAAGAAGTGCAAGTGCATAAGCAACTACGCCCCATAATAAAACTGCTGATAAAGTTACTTTCCTATGTTTCAT